CCGTCAAATTATGGCCACTAGGATTGGTGCCAAAGAACTGACAATATGAACCAAAATAATTGACAGTGCAATAGCAAATCTCAGTGGCTATACCAATCATAACCACACGTGAATGCGCGTCATACAATCCGTATGCAAAGCTAACATTCAATATCAACATAAAAGCCATGACCATTATATCTGCCAACAAAACAGATTTGTCCCAACGTTTAAAATCGCCCGCAATTATACGATCAGCCCCAAATTCCGTCAAATAATTATGAAGCTTGGTCCACTCAGGGCCAGTCGCGTTAATGCCAGGAGCACCCTCAAATACGTACGAATTGGTTTGGAAAAACACCACAAACAATAAGAAATACTTCCGCACCAACAAACTAAAATTAAAAGCGACACCAAATATGACGCGAGTCTTGAATTCAGCCATCTTCTTAAAAGACAAAGGTTCATCTTTGAAAGCAGCGGTAAAAACAGGATTGCAAGTCACACCTTTAGACAATATCTCCTCAGCACAATCCATATCTTGCACCACATCCAAATTGGGCATGTAATATGGTTTGTCATCATCTTCAATCTTGTGCAATTTCATATGTTTAGGACAATTATAAGGAAAACCCGCACCCGTTGTGCGAGGCATAGGCTGCATAAAACGATTTCTCTCAACGTGACCATTCACATTGTGTCTTAACGAAATCTGTCCCAAAGGTTTAACAACAGACACGTTAATGCCTTTCACAATACGTGCCATATAACCTAGCGTGGCAACCAACAAAGTGGAACGATCATATTTGCTACGAGAAGTCATATCCAAAACACCCTCACGTTTAGGTCTCCAACCTGATAATGGTGGTGGTCCCTTCTCGCAAACAAAAAGTTTTTCACCATCTGCACCCAAAATCGAAGAAAAATAGGCATTACCCACAGTCTCACGGACATCACTCTTGCGATCGGCAAGGAAAGCCCTAGAACCATCCTTCTTCACTATCTCACCGACACAATCTATGGGAATCTGTTCACCTTTCATGAAACCAAAAACCGTCCTAACGTTGAGAACAGGCTGTGTAGTATGTTCCTTCATGTCAACGTCACCACGGCTGTGCAAAGGATAATTAACAAAACCGTGTTGCGCCAAATAAGAAGCATCTGGTGACATGTCAACTAACTGAACTATTTCCTGGGCACGGAGCGCAGCATATTTATCAAACATGTCATTCAAACGAGCAGTAGTCAAAGGCATGGCCAAAGCTAACGAACGGCCGGACCTATCGGTTGCACCAGCCATATGTAAACCAACAACCACAGGAAATCCCTTACTGGCCACATTCAAAACCAACAGAGCCCCACAATCCCCAAGAACAGTGGCCTTAGAAACCGCACTCTTAATGAGACCGTGTTCAGAACAATCAACCTCACTGCCAGGAACACCTCCTTTGCAAAAAGCGCCCATAGTAACTTCAAGCTTGTCTACAACAGCAGTAACATAAGTTTCCCCAAATTCGTCAATAGATGAACCCGTGCTCAAACGCATGTAATAGCCAGGCCCAGACATGGAAGCCTCATCATTGGCAAAAACACCGCCTCCCCC